GTTAAATATATATAAGGTTGTATTCTACTGATCGGCAGCTTTACCGATACCCCCAATGCCTGTCTTAAGGGATTATTGAAAACACTAAAAAAAAGTTTTAAAAGTAGTTTATGTTAGAGAGGGAACTTACACCGCAAATTTTAGACCAGTATTTAGGAATCGCCAGTTGGGTAGATAATAAGATCGCACCACCCAAGAAGCCAAAAGCAAGTCAGATGTTTAATTTAATCCAAATCATACCGGATAAAACAGACCATAATAAATATGGTAAAACTAAGATAAGAATTACACCAACGTCAAAACAGTTACAGATTTATGAGTTAGTGCTTAACATTATGCTTAAAACCACAGCAGAATACAGAGATTTAATATACATTAAAAACTTTCCTTACCGAAAAAGTTACAGAGATATGAAATACTTTTTTGTAGGTGATAGCCATGAAACGATAAGAACAAAATATAACAATGCATTGTTTGACGTAGCCAGGATGGTAAATAAAATAGGATTACAGAAATTTATTTGACAATTAAGGCAAAATGCTTAATTAATTTCTTATATTAGGATTTTTACATTCTAATCATTCTTACCCTGCCAGAATCTGTTCCTTTTCGTTCCCCTTTAGAATCGTTTATCCTTAAGGTCGTTCTGGCAGAGTTAGAATATTTAATCAAACGTCTTTTGCACTCTTGATAAAATACACCTTTGACAGATAAAAGGTTAATCAAGGTTTGACGTTCTAATTGTTTTTTGTTCATTAATGTAAAACTTTATTTTTTAATGAACCATCAATATATGTTCCGACAACTTTTATAAATTTTTGAACTGTCATATATTTAAACAGATCACCATTGTCTGGGTCTTGCTCAAGTTTTCTTTTTAACTTGATAAAGTCTTCTTTAGTTTTTGGTAGTTTCATTTTTATCCTTTTGTTGTAGTTGATACAATTTATTTCTATAATCACATTCATCAATTGAATTCTTGGCAAGAACTATGCCAACAAAGACAACAGATAAACCTAGAGACAGAAAAATTAATATTAAAGACATTTCAGACATTTAAGCAACTTCTCCATTCATTTTTAAAATTGGTAAATTTAAAACTTCTCTAGCTTGATTTAATAAATCAATATGAGGTACATTTAAAAAAGCAAAAAAGTTTTGATGATGGTAATCTGTCATTACATCGCTATTATCAAAGTTATATTGATTCATAATTGATTTAACTTCTTTACTAAATGAATCTTTATATCTTGCATCTTTTTGATGATAACCTTCCCAAACATCAAAATATTTTAAAAGATTATTACAAGCTGTTAACTTAACATTTATTGTATTGTAAGTTGAAGTTACAGAAAATTTGCAATCCTTAAACTTTTTTAAATTTTGTCTTACAAGTTTTGCAATTTCCTTAATTGGTAAGTTTTTTACTTGATTGTATTTGCTTCCTATTGTGTGTGCTGTTTCCATTTTTTATCCTTTCGTTAAATATGATAGTATTTATTGTAAACACAATGTCAATACCTAATTAATAAATAATATAAAAAAATATGAATAATCAAATAATAGAACAAAAGAAGAACAAGCCAGGTAGAAAATTAAAATATAATAAGACTCTGTTAAGGGAGATATTTGAGGACTTGGCTAAAGGTGAACCAATAAGAAAAGCACTTAATAAACCAGGTAGACCGGCTTGGAGTACGTTCAGGGAATATATTAATAAAGATTCAGAGCTTATGAGTGAATATTTAAAAAGCAGAAGCGATGGAGTTGAATACCAGTTAAATGATGCTGAAGATTTATTAAATAATACAATTGATGAAGCTAAAGCAAAAGGCAAAGGGGACTTAGCCTTGACGCATTTAGTAAAAACAAGTATTGACCTTGTTCGTTGGAAAGCGGAAAAATTAAACAAATCATATCAAAAGAATGTCGGAATAGGTATAAAAGACGGAGAGAGAGAGATTGTTGTTAAGTGGGAATCATAACTATTATTATTGATTTTACTTGCTTAACTTAATTATTTTGCAAGATATGCAAAAAAATCCGACACATGGTTATTATAGTTGTTGGTTGGTGCAAAAATACTAAAGGGTTTGATAATCGGATATTATCGGACGGTTTGATATTGATAATCATAAATTATCATTACTAATAATATAAGGTTTTTTATCTAAATTGGTGGGGTTTTGTGCGATGCACCACCCCAAAATTATATTTCGGTCTTTTGTAAAAATGTACCGACTCACACACAACTAAACTAGGAGGCGACAATGGACTTTGACGATAAAGGTTACAAAACCATAATTTACATTGATAAAAATAACCAGGTCGTTATTAAGTTCAACGGCTTTCAAGATAAAAACGAAGCAGATACTTTTTCTCAGTTTATCTCATGGGAGCTTGGCATAGAAGGTTCACACTACAATACGACATATCATTAGGGGGGGTTTTGTTTTAAAATGCCAATTATTGAGATTCCGTATAAACCAAGAGCATTGCAAAAAATTTTGCATGAAAAAATCTCTAAGAGCCGATTTAGTGTTTTAGTATTACATCGTAGAGCCGGTAAAACTGTGATGTGTATTAATCACATGATTAGAGCTGCTTTGACAAACCCTAATCAACCAAGTCGCTACGCCTTTATTTCGCCTACATTTAAACAAGGTAAAGCAACGGCATGGGATTACATCAAAACCTATGCTGGAAAAATACCAGGTGTAAAATTTAATGAGTCTGAACTTAGAGCTGATTTTCCTAATGGTTCAAGAATCACCATTCTGGGGGGTGAAAATGATCAAGCACTCAGAGGTATATTTTTAGATGGTTGTGTATTTGATGAAACGCAAAGCATTAATCCCAGTGTGTTTCCTGAAGTCATAAGACCAGCATTAGCCGACAGAAAAGGCTGGTGTATTTTTATAGGCACACCAAAGGGTAGAAATTATTTTTATGATCTATATTGCCAAGCCAAAAAAATGGATGGTTGGTATGCCTCTACACATAAAGCAAGTGAGACAGGCATATTAGATAGCGAAGAATTAGATTCTGCAAAACAGATGATGTCGCCTGATTTATTTGAACAAGAATTTGAATGTTCATTTCAAGCTGCAATCACCGGTGCTTATTATGGTGCTTTGATAGAAAAGGCTGAGCAAGAGGGTAGAATCACCGATGAATTATATGACGAAAATTTAGAGGTAGAATCTTGGTGGGATTTGGGAATGAACGACCAAACAGTGATTTGGTTTGTTCAGCGATATAAAAGTCAAATAAGGCTTATTGATTATTACGAAGCAAGTGGTGAAGGATTAGATCACTATGCAAAAGTAATAAATAATAAACCTTACGATTATTCAACGCACATAGCTCCTCATGATATTAAGGTTAGAGAACTTGGAGCTTATGGTAAATCAAGACTAGAATCTGCGTTGGAATTAGGTATAAGCTTTACAGTAGCTCCAAAACTATCTATTGAAGATGGAATTGAAGCTGTGAGAAAGGTAATTCCAAATTGTTATTTTGATAAAAACAAATGTCAAGTTGGAATAGAAGCATTGAAAGCCTATCAAAAGAGATGGGATGAAAGGAATCAATGTTTTAGAAACAAACCTTTACACAACTTTGCTTCGCACTCTGCTGATGCGTTCCGCACAGGAATCGTTGGTAGTGGGATAGAGGCAACCGATTGGAAAAAAACAATAAGCGTAAATACAAATTATATAATTTAATATGGCAAAAGTTTCAGATCATGAATTAAGACACATTATAAATAATGAAATCAATAATGCACTAGGATTTTTAGGCGGTGAATTATCAACGCAAAGAAAAAGAGCATTAGAATATTATTTAGGTGAAAAACTAGGTACAGAGATAGATGGTAGATCCCAAGTGGTTTCTACTGATGTTGCTGATACGATAGAAACCATTTTACCTAACTTGATGAGAATTTTTACTGCATCAAATCAAACGGCAAAATGTGAGCCGGTTAAAGCAGAAGATGTTTCGTTAGCAGAACAAGCAACAAATTATTTGAACTACGTATTTAATAAAGACAATCCTGGTTTTCAAATTATGTATACTTGGTTTAAGGATGCATTATTAGAAAAAAATGGAATTGTAAAAATATATTGGTCAGAAGAAAATAAAGTTTCGCAAGAGACATACAAAAATTTAAGCGAACAAGAATATCAATTATTAACCAATGATGAAAATATTGAAATTGTTGAAAGCGAAGAATTTGACGATGAGAAGGCACAAGAGCAATTAGCACAAGTAGAAAAAATTGCAGAGGCACAAGGTCAAGAAATAAAAATACCAAAACCAAAACTTTACAACTGCGTTATTAAAAGATCAGCAAGTAGTGGTAAAATAAAAATAGAAAATGTTCCGCCAGAAGAATTTTTAATTGAGAGAACAGCAAAGACCATTGAAGATGCAAACTTTGTAGCTCACCGAACAGTCAAAACAAGATCACAATTAATTGAAATGGGTTATGACCCAGAGATTGTTGCAAAACTTCCTGCAACACAAATTGTTTTATATAACAATGAACGATTAACAAGATTTAAAGATATTGATGAATATCCATTTGATCAAACACCAGATACGGCTACAGAAAATATTGAGTTATATGAGTGTTATGTCAAAGTAGATTATGATGGCGATGGTGTTGCAGAATTAAGAAAAGTAAC